TGTCCAGATCTGATACTGGCACTTTGTTACTATCTACCAATAAGCTATCGCCACCCTCTAATGGTTCAAGGCCAACCTCTGCACGCTTCTCGTTAATTGTCATAAATGAGACACTGTCTAACGCTTCTATTTTTCGCGCTTTCTTTTCCTCGATGCTTAATACTTGGCTATAATCTGGTTCTAGACGGTATCCTTCAAGTCCTGCATATCGTGGTAATAAAAACCGTGTGAATTCGTCCGCAAAGTTATCCACTAAAGGCGCAACCGCTGAATCAAACAGTTGCTCACTTGCGGCCCTTATGTTGTCATACTTTGCCGATTCTAGGTTTAACAATTCCATCGGCACGTTGTATACGCTAGCCACCATCTGAGCGCTAATTTTAACGCCATTAATGAAGTCCATATCTTTAGGGCTTAACCCGTATGGTATCCATTCAAACTCAGCCCCACCGATCACCATGGTTGCGCCTGCGCTATTGCTTCCGGTCATCTTTTGCTTAAATTTACTCTCCAGGGCTTGCACTTGGTCCGGACCGATTCTGTCCTTGACGCTGAGGATACCGCTTGGGCTTCCGCTGTTCTTTAATAAGTTTTTATTCCATCGGCTAGACTCATTAAATTGCTCGGCTTGGTATTCGGCCGCTTGGATAGGCGCTAACCCTAAAAAGGGATTAGTTGGGTTGTATGTCTTGGTGTGCATGATGTTTGATTGCCCTGTCAAACTGACCTGATAGACTTTCCGGATACTGTTTTTAGTGTACACGTACTCACTCGGCATAAAATTAGGCCCGGATTTCACCTCGATATTAATCGGGCTTAAATTATATAAAAATACCGGCTCTCGGTCTGTTCGTGCGTCCGATTCGTCTGTCATGGCTAGAATGAAACTGTTACCAAATAACAGATAGTTACTGAATGCCTCGCGCTTAAATTCGCTCGCCCCTTGTGCCTTGTTAGGCGCGTTTAGCTTGTCTAATACTGGATGATCATCTATCACATCACCGTCGGCGTTCTTTAGCTTATAGGTGATCTTGCTCGCTTCGTCTGATATTAAGTTTACGCACTTATAAACAATCGTGTTTTTCTTGTATCCCTCTTTAGCTATTATCTCATCACTAAAAAACGTTGTTGTGTCGTCGTAGGTATTGAATACCTCCATGCCGTACCCTTTATCTACCTTTTCACTTTTTAGAAAACTTAAAATGCCCATAATTCGGTGTTGCTCCTTCTCATCTTATTGCCAACGAAACACAACAAAAACGCGTCGCCCCTGTCTGGGCTTTCTCCGGTCCGCTTCTTAAAATCGTCTTTTTTTTCAATTTGTCGCCGGCCTTTTGCTCTGCTAGTGTTGGGATAGTTATATTTTCGGCTGGATAGGTCGCGTATAAGATGTGAATCATTGGGTATCTTTACCTTGTGTAATATCTCATAAAAATTAAAATATAATTCAGTGATAATGTCCGGATATTTTCGTTCATCTTGTGGTTTTTCCGCAAAATTAACTCTATGTACTTTATCATACCCCACAATTCGTTCTAATTCATCACTAACGCCCTCACCGATTCCAGTGTCATCTACACAATAGGCTGAGCACTTATCACCAGCCATAGCATATGCCCTGCTAGCTATCTCCCACGTCGGCACCTTTTTAGGCGTTATGAATTGATCTATTATCTCCCAACCCTTGCGCACATAAATCACGGTATTATCTTGTCCACCGCCTGCAACGTCTATCCCGCACTCGATCAAGTCGTGCTTGTCTGAGTCTTCAATTTTTCGGTCCACTGCTTTTCTAACATCTTTTAGTGGCAAGGCTGTCCATCCGTCGTCCTGTACTGGGTGGCCTTCCCATATATGAAGATATTCGTCATAATTTGCCTCTCTCATTGTTTCAGCGTCTCGTTTTGCAACCTCTGACACAAACGGATTGTCTGTATAGTTAACCTTTTGCTTGAAAACATCCTGCCGGCTTTCTGGGAACATAATATGGACTGGGTCCATTTCGGTTAGCCTGTTGTATGAAAATATGATCTGGCTCCCATCCTTTCGGATTGTGGGCGTTAGTATGTCTAAGCTGTTTTTAGTTACGTATTGAGCCTCTTCAACCCAACACAAATCAACGCCCTCCATAGACTTAATAGACTTTGACGTGTCATCCCTTAAACCATTGAACATAAACTCCGTGCCGGTTAGCTCTGAGTATATGCTCCTCTTCTGTATTGTGTAGGGTAGGCCATACTGTTTGATCAGATCACTCAGTAGCTTGTGGACGCTTGCCTCTATGCTTTCCTGAATCTCACGGGTGCATAATATACGATACTTATTAGTTAAGCCTTTGATTAGTAAGAATTGGGCTATTGCTGTAGACTTTCCACCACCTCGGCCACCATAGTATAAAATGTAGCGCTTATCTGTTCTGAATAAGTCTTTGAAAGGCTCCGCGATTTCAACGTCTAGGACCATCTTCTAAGATTAACTTTTTGCATTTCCGGCATATTCCCTTAATTGGCACATCCCCGATTTTTGTTGAGTTGATCGTGTCCTTGCGTGGATTGTGGCAATAGCACTTTAATGGGTTAGGTGGTTTCATTTTTCTTTTTGAAGTTTACATTAATCAGCACCGGTGAGCCGTCGCCCCCTGTGATCTTTTGCTCTGTCTTGCTTCCGTTCAACCTGTGGCATTCCTCTTCTGTTCCAATTAATTTATAAAAGGCAAGCTGTAGCGTCGCATTTTCTGAATTGTACCATTTCGCGCGCATACTGTGCTTTGTTTTTACTTTGTTTGCTCTTAATGCTTCGAGTATATCTTCATCCTTGGCTAGTTTGTGTGCATAGAATGTGGCCTTAGTTATTCCGATATAGACACAGACGTCCTCAATAAATACTAGATTATGCTTTTTGATTTGTTGTAATGAGTTTTCTTTTAGTTCTTGGGTGTCATATGCCATTTTAATTCCTTGAGACTTGTATATAATTAACAACCTGTTCGATGTCGTGAAAGCTGTTTTTGATTTCGTCTAGTTCGTTCAGGCCGTCTGGATGGTCGAACACGATGCAAAGTGGCACTTGAAACGGGAAATCTAAATAATCATGAAACGCCTGATTGAATACCGTATCTATGTATTGGTCAAATTCTTTACTGAAATTCATGCGTTAGCTCGCCATTTCGCTTGACTTCATACGGCCGGTTGTTAGCTTTGCAAAACTCAACGTATCGCTTGACTATTACATCGCAATACTTGGGATCGAGTTCCATCCCGTAGCATTTACGGTTTGTTTTTTCGCATGCTATGAGGGTTGTACCTGAACCTAAAAACAAATCAAGAACTTTATCCTCTGCCCCAGATTCATCAATTATTGCCGTAACTAAACTTAATGGTTTAGGGCAGGTGTGCTTTCCTTTCAACTCTGGCAATATCTCTGATGTTTGCTCCCAAAAATCCATGTTGTATTTCTTTTTAGGTTTCCCCCATATAAAAATCGGCTCGACTTTCCTGAAGTGGCTTATCTTGCCGCCAGTTCTTTTATTTTTGGATATCCAATAGAAACAATCAGTAGGTTCGTACGAATACCAAAATTTGTTATATGCCCAGCCCGTGCTTATTACTATAAATTCACAAAACTGATTCAGGTTATGGAACCAATCACGACAAAAATCCTGATATTCGTCGCCCGTAGTGTCTTTGTGGCTGTTATATTTAAAGCCAATCCCATAAGGAGGATCAGTAAATACCATATCAGCCTTTTCATGATTCATTAGCTTTTCAACATCATCAATCATCGTACTATCCCCACACATAACCCGATGGACGCCCCCTAGCTCGTAGATGTCGCCAATCACTGTGATTTGTGGCGCACTCTCTGGCACATCGTCGTCGCCTTCTGTTTCCTCTGGTTCTAGTGTCTCAATCTCTCCGAACTCATGAGGCTCAAACCCCCAATCGATCAAGTCCGCCTGTTCAAAATGGTTAGCTAGCATATCCCAATCAAACTCGCCGGTGTTTTTATTTAATCGGACATTAAGTTCTTGTTCTTCTTTTATATCGCAAGTTACAAGTACACACGGCACAGTGTCATTGCCCATAGATTCCCACACTTTAACCCTTTGATGGCCTCCTATGATGACGTTTTGTCGGTCTGGGTGTGTGTTTACGATTACCGGATCAACAAAGCCAAACTTCTGCAAACTGGCCTTGATATCGTCGTGCTGTTTCTTGGTTAGTCTTCGTGGGTTATATTCCGCCGGTACTAACTTAGTTATTTCTATTTCAACAATATTTTCTATCTGCTTGTCCATCATGCCTCACTCAAGATTATAATATATACTATCCCAATTATAATTATCAACAAGAAAAGAAACACCGGCACACTTTTACATATACTTTGGCAATGGTACTCAAGCCATGATTTACGCTGTCTTCTGATGAATGCTTTTTGCCGTGCTTTTTTTGCTCTCTTGCTTAACTCTTTGAAGCTCATTTCTTTAGCTTCTCCGTTACCTTCTCTGCGCTCCGGCCTATGACATAGCCACCGAGGCCG